CAGTTTCCTGTATTCCTGTTCAAGAATAGTGTGTTCAGTTCCTGCAGGTGCTTCATTCGGACGGTAAGGAACTTCACCTTCAGGTAGCATAGAAATTACGCTGTCATCATAGTTCCAGATAAGGATACTACGAAGTGCTTGTGAATTATAGTCTTGTAGGATTTTAACCTTTTCTGCTTTGGTCTTTGCGTTCGATACCTTTTGCAGAATTTCCGAAAGAAGCAAACGATTGCTTGTATTGATCGACATCTTAAAATTCTCCGATTTTATCAAGTAATGTAATAAGTTGGTTGCTCACAAAATAATTATACATTTTGTTTCTAGGAGCAGGGGTCAGTGAATCGAAAGACTCAACAATTCTTTCTTCGACCTCTACAGGTATATAGGAGAAATCAATCAGGGTAAGATTCCTCTTATAGTTCTGCAGTTGTTCTTCATTGCAAAACTGCTCTGGAGAAAGGTTTACGATTCTTTCTAGAGTCTTCTTCTGAAGAGGCCGTTGTCTCTTACCTTCAACGAAGGTATCATCTGGTGATAGGTAGTTTGGAATGCCGTCAGACTTATCACCCTTGAGTACATGCTCAAGAATGTATACCTTTGGATCCATTCCAGAAACAAACTTCTTCATCACTGGATTGTATTGCTTCAACCAAGGATACTTTTGCAGTTGGATGAAGTCTTTATCACCAGAGAGAATAAGAACCTTTGTTGCTGGTTGCATATCTCGCTGCAACCTGATGTTTGTAAATGCCTGTTGCTTTGTCAGTACAGAGATAATGTCATCTGCTTCTGCACCATCTACTTCCATAACTTTGTATGGCATGTATTCACGAATCTCATCTCGAATTTGATTTAGAATCTCAAAGATAGAACTCCAATTAAAACTGGACTTCTCTCGATCTTTCTTTCGTGTCCCTTTGTAGTAAGGGAAAAACTCTCGCCTCCAATAACGCTTGGAGTCATAACAAAGGACCAGTTCACCATACTCCTCACCAAACTTCTGATTATACATCCGAAGAGAGTTGAGAACCATATGGCGGACTAGTCCTGCGTCAAGTTCATTAGATAATTGAATCTGAACCATCAGATTAGAAATCATCACTTGGTTCATGTCGATAAGGATCATGTCAGTTATTCATCTTCCTCATCAAGCATATCATCATCGTCGTGGAATGTCAAGTAGATCAGTTCATCTCTTAAAATTTGACCGTCATCGTCCAGCATCTCTGGATGAGTAATTGATTTTGCATACCCAGCATTCTCATACCAAGCATTAAAAATATTATTAGAAAACCATCCTGCCATGAAAGCAAGAACAAATGTTCCAATTGTTAAAAAGAATGCAATGTAGATAAATTCTATGTGATCTAGCATGGGGTCCTCCTGCTAATGTTTGCGGATAATAAAGGATCCCAACCTCCTATTCTAAACTCAAAACTATTTAGTCTTAGATAAGACCTTTAGACATAAGATATTGAACAGATTCAGTACATCCACCAAGAACTTTGTCATCTAGGATCACTCTAGGGAAAGTAGATCCTTGACCAAACTGAGAATAAAATTGCTCTCTAGTAAAGTCACGATCTAAAACATATTCTGCATAGTTATATCCTTTTGCAGAAAGAACGGTTTTAATTTTATCACAATATGGACACCCAGTTTTGGTATAAACTGCGAACTTCATTTCTAAGATCCTCCTAATTTCCTTAATGTATTATCAAGATCTGATTGTATTTCATTAATCAGATCTTCCTTTTCCATATTATCATCAACAATAGCACCCATAACATCTAAAGCACTAACTAATGTATTTTTATACAAGTCTGTAAACTCAGTAAAGTCTGGTTGTACTATTCTAAACTCTTCATTTCCCATAATTTAATCCTTAATAATCGGGGCAGCAGGGATCGAACCTGCGACCTCTGGTTCCCAAAACCAGCATTCTACCGCTGAACTATGCCCCGAAGGCGGAGGGAGGGGGAGTCGAACCCCCAAGGCTTTTACACTCAACTGTTTTCAAGACAGGTTCCGTCGCCAATCGGATTGCCCCTCCATTGATTGACCTCCATATTATATAGGAGGTATGGGGGGTATGTCAACCCCCCGTGAGAATCAGAACTTAAATCCGAGACCAGTGGTGAACACAGGCGAATAGGTTCCATTGGTAGCACCGTAGCTGTTAGCAGCGTTGGTGGTAGGGAACTTCAGATCAGCAAAACCAACCAGAGAGTTAGTCAGACGACCTTCAATACCCAGAGCGAGAACAACCTGGCCACGATCACCGATAGCGGACTGATAGTTCACTTGAGCATCATTCACGAAAGGAACTTGATAACCAACACCAGTGTAGATGTTAGCACGGCTCACACCAGAAGCAGCGCGAGAGATACTCCAATCGTAAGACAGCAGAGCACCACCAGCAGTGCCAATGTTACCAGCAGGACCAGCAGCAGCATTCAGATAGGGACGAATCGACACAGCATTCTGATTGCTGAAAGTCTTAGCGGCGTAACGAGCTTGCAGAGTAGCACCAGAGATAGTGCGATCAGCAGTATAACCGTTACCATCAACACCTTGCTTATTCAGCAGCACACCAGCACCAAGGTAGTTGCCAACGCCTTGTGCCTTCTGAGCAGCAGCGAGTTCTAGAGCACTCACGCGAGCATTAGTAGCACCGATTTCCTTAGCAAACTCAGCACGAAGAGCAGCTGCAAGGGCAGCATCAGCGGCACTTTGGAATTCGCTGATACGATCCAGGCAAGCATTCGTCAGAGCAGCAAGTTCAGCACGGGTAGCGGGTTCACCAGGACGGAAAGTGCCATTGGGATAACCAGCAACACAACCATAACGCTCTACCAGATTAGTAATCGCTTGATACGACCACTGGGTAGGTTGAACATCACTCAGTTGCTTAACGCTGGTGACTTGTGCCATGGCAGGAGCAGCAATAGAAGCAGCAGCAACACCAGCAGCAATAAATGAACGAATCATCATAATTTGTTTTTAGTACTAAAGGACATGTCATTCCCCTTTTTAGGGAGACCTAATTATATAGCAGGACCCCTTCACCTGTCAAGGCTTTTGACCTCATAAAGATTTGACTTAAAATATCGAGCTGCTTTTTTAATTTTCTTCCAGTTTTCTTTTTTACTTTTATTGGAATCGTGCAATCCCTGAAGATATTGAAGTTGATCCAGTTTCTTTTGGATCCTTCTATCAACTGAAGCATTTGCATCCAATGATTGTTGCTTCAGTTCTTCAATCTGCTCTTCACTAATACTATCAACAAAAGATTCAATTTCAATTTCTCCATCACCCAATCTTTGTTGCATTTCTTCTGGAAGATCTTCTTTATTAATCTTCGGTAAGTTCATAAGATTCATCCTCTTCTATGTAAGAAGCATCAAAAAATAATCTTCCACTAAAACCATCTCTGGAATTAATGAGATTTGATACTTCAGTTATTTTTATTTGGAAGTTAAAGTGTACTCCATTTCCTATGGTAGCACGCTTTCCATTAATTAACAAGTCCCTATTCCAGGAAGACCAATCACCAACAACTTTATCTAACCATGGTTGAGTACCATCAGACTGTGCTGGAGGCATCTTACCATTCACAACATCATTAAGTGCCCAACCAGTTCCAAGTGCCCAAGAAGGCATACCAAGAACTCTAATATCCGTTCTCCAAGTTGATCCAGTTTTTATTGGGGTCCATCTAAAAGATATCTGAAGTGATCTGGGATCTAGAGGATCTACTCTAGTAATATTTGGAATATTATTTGCTGGTTCAATATCTCCTAAGGTTACCCCATTAATATTGATAAACAAAACTTACTCCACTAATTTCATCAGACCATATTCCTTGACCCATTCCAGGAATAGAAACTGTTGTCGCAACTCCTTTAGCATTTTGTAGTGGATACTCAACTCCATTAAAGATTAAACTATAACGAAGTGGTCTCATACCACCCCATCCACCACCTCCAGATCTAACAGAAGCATCTGGAACTGTAGGGGTTTGCCATCCAGCAATAAATCCAGAAGGTGCTTGCCTAAATGATGTGAGAGTTACTGAAGGATGATCTAATATCCAAGATCTACCAGCAGACCCACCTTGACCTGTAGAATCTTCATTGGAACAACTACCACCCGTAAATCCCATTTCAACTGAGGTTAATCCAGCTGGACCTCCATTTCCACCTCCGCCTCCAGATCCTCCACCATCACCAAATGGTCGATTATGACCATCTTCACCATAATAAGTTCTAGTTGTCCACAAAACACTGGAGTCTGGTTTGCGTATTCTTACGGCAATACCTGCAGGGTTTTGATTCCAACTCTCACCATCATCTCTGTTGTTATAAAAAACAAATTTTAGAACATATCTTCCAGCAGTAGGTATATTATATGTAAAATTTACTGGTGGATTTTGACTAAAATTAGTTGTAAATCCAACTAAAGTAAATGAATCTAGAGTAGATGGTGGTGTCGATGGTGGTACTCCACTATCCTCAGCACCAGACCATGATGGTATACCACTTGTTCCACCATTAAAGATCTCAGTGTATGGGTCAGTAATATATTGATTTGGAGATACTGGAGTGTATGGTGATATGTAAACTGCCAGGGCATTATCTGCTGCAACATCAAAAGTGTATGTTCCAGATACAGGAAACTCAAGATTCAATCTTGCATCAAAAACTTCTCCCAATCTAGGTTCCTGTCCAAAACTTGGCCAGACCACATACTGTTTCATAAAGTCAGACCAAGTAGGATGCGTATCAACAATCTGCATTGGGAGACTTAATATTTTTGGATACCTGGATACTTCCAATGCTGCTGGAGTTACCCAGTTTGCATATGGTTTTCCTGGAGCAGCTGGGTTAAACCCCCAGCATCCTTGCCCAGAACCGCCGCCACCGCCTGCTACAGAGGCGACCAGTCTACCGTTGATGTATAGGTCCGTAGCACCACCACCGCTTCCTCCGCCTCCAGACAGACCTCTAGGACCAGGGTGGCCACCTCTTCCACCACGATTGAATACATGCCTAGTCATCAAGGCATCATTTATATGATTAGAACCTCCCTTACCGCCCTGACCAATTACTGCAGTCATTACATTAATCCTTGTTGGATCTAACGCTATCTCTAGTTTCATTTCAGAACCAGTTCCACCACAGTTATTGGCACTTCTAGTTGTACCAAATGTTTGACCCTGATCGGAACCTCCTCCTCCACCTCCAGCACCATACATTGATACTGTCACTTTATCCGTAGTATTTGGAAGAACATATTCATATACTCCCCAACTTCCAAAATCTTCTTGTATGCCACAATACAAAGAACTTCTATAAGTATTATTTCTTCTCTTTCTTCCCAAAGGATCTACCATAGCATTTCCAAAACTATCAGGAAGAAAATCTGGATAGCAAACGGTAGAACCTGGTGCTATTTCATAGCATCTAATACCTGGTACTTTAGGAAGTGGCCACTCTGGTGGTAAATCATCTGGAGCTGGATCTACACCTAATTTATCTAATTCTTCGTCACCATCTAGAGTTCCCTCACCACCATCTGGACAAAATAAAATAGAATCTTTTGTTAAATCACCACTATTAGAAAATAGTTCAGAATTTTTATCACATACTGGGCCTAAACTACCAGAAGATGTAAAATTGGATAGTCTTACAGTTCTACACAAATTAGGTCTTTTTTGTGGAGTCTGTATAATAAGTATTGGAGCATCTGTAGGTTGCTCCAATGAAATAATAGGAGTATCTAAATTATCTTGTATCTCTGGTACTTGGTCTTGGATATCAACACTTCGATCACATACAGATCCAAAATTTCCAGGAACTAATATGGATAACTGCTTATCTAAATTTATATTTGGTTCTAAACTTTCCGCATTATCTGCAGATTCTTCATCCGAAATAGTAGTAAAATCTGCAGTGAAGAGTGCAGTATTGATACTAGGAGAAGATAGTATTTCTACAGATTCAATAGGTCCTTCTACATTTTGTTCAGAAAAAATGTAATCACATACAGGACCAAATCCAGATGCAGATGCGAAAAGTGCCATGAATGTATTTACTTACACTACTATTTAACGACAAAAAAAGAGACCCTTTCGGGTCTCTTAAAAACTATTCAGTTTTTATCAACCGATTGCAGGTGCGGTGAGTGCCACAGGGGTCATCTCAGCAGCAGCAAGATCGAGAGGGAAGTTGTGAGCATTGCGCTCATGCATCACCTCAAAACCAAGGTTAGCACGGTTGAGAATGTCTGCCCAAGTGTTAACTACACGACCTTCGTTATCAAGCAGAGACTGGTTGAAGTTGAAACCATTGAGGTTGAATGCCATGGTGCTAACACCGAGAGCAGCAAACCAGATGCCAACTACAGGCCAAGCAGCAAGGAAGAAGTGCAGTGAACGAGAGTTGTTGAACGATGCGTACTGGAAGATCAGACGACCGAAGTAACCATGAGCAGCTACAATGTTGTAGGTCTCTTCTTCTTGTCCAAACTTGTATCCGTAGTTTTGGGATTCAGTTTCTGTCGTCTCACGGACGAGACTAGAGGTGACAAGAGATCCGTGCATAGCAGAGAAAAGAGAACCACCGAAGACACCAGCAACTCCCAACATGTGGAAAGGATGCATAAGAATGTTGTGTTCCGCCTGGAAAACAAGCATGTAGTTGAAAGTTCCCGAAATCCCCAGAGGCATTGCATCAGAGAAGGATCCTTGACCGAAGGGATAGACCAGGAACACTGCGCTAGCAGCAGCAACAGGTGCAGAGTAGGCAACACAAATCCAAGGACGCATACCCAGTCTGTAAGAGAGTTCCCATTCACGACCCATGTAGGCATAGATACCGATTAGAAAATGGAAGACGACCAGTTGGAATGGTCCACCATTATATAGCCACTCATCGAGTGACATTGCTTCCCAAATGGGGTAAAAGTGCAGTCCAATAGCATTAGACGAGGGAACAACAGCACCAGAGATAATGTTGTTTCCGTACATTAGTGAACCAGCAACAGGTTCACGGATACCGTCGATATCGACAGGAGGAGCAGCAATGAAAGCAACAATGAAACAGATAGTAGCAGCAAGGAGGCAAGGAATCATCAGGACTCCGAACCAACCGACATAAAGACGATTATCGGTTGATGTTACCCACTCACAGAACTGTTCCCATGTATTACTTCCACCGCGTTGTTGAGCGATAGTAGCAGTCATAGTTAATACTCCGAGTAATTGGGGGAATGTATTGTTAAGGAATGCGAAGTTTTGTTTCGATTCCCTAACATTTATTTATAATACCATGATCAGAAATCTCTGTCAAGGGGTCTGGGCAAGAAAAAAGGAGTCTCACTGGACTCCCCTTTTGGTTTTGTTCTGAATGACAATAAATTTGTCTTTCGGAAGTGTGCCTGCAACCTTAACTTCAAGTTCGTCGTCTCGATCCCAGGCACCAGATTCAATTAGTTCATGAAGGGCAATAGAAAATTGCCCCAGCATGTCATTAGAATGATTCACCATACGCCAGGAATCAGTTGCCCAGTAAGAGCATAAGCACCGATAGCTGCAATAACGCCAAGCATAGCCAGGCGACCATTGAGGCGTTCTGCTCGTTCATTGTGAGTTTCGTACATACCGTTGTCCATTTGTTTTTGTACCTCCGAATCAATATACATTTGTGGTTCTTTGGCAAACATGTTTTGTTGGCCAAATTCATTAGTCGTTGTGGTCATGTTAAGTTTTCTTACAGACCATAGTATATAGCAATCAATCGAGATTTGTCAAGACTTCCTTGACCAGATTGATAACTGGTTGCTGGCGATCATATCCGTTGATACTGCCACGCTTCATAATGGGTTCTCCATTCAGAGGCGAAGGTTCATAAACCTCATATTCGTAATTGTGTTTTGCAGTAAGACCCTTACCAGTGGAATTCCAGATACGAATCTCTGCAAGTTGTTTACCTCCGATAGTCATACCGAAAGGTTCAAGTTCAACTTTTACACGGAGCATAATTAATCTCTTGGTTTAGGTTTGCTACATTCATTACAGTAGTAGGAGAACCCACTACGGAAACACTTTACCACTTGGTAGTGGTCTCTGTCAAGGGGTTTCTCCGTGTGGCACTTGGAGCAGTGTCTAGTCCCACCACCAACAAAGGTTTGTGAGCGTTGAGAGAAATTGCTCATGATAAACTGTGCGGCTTGGATTGGGTTTACCATCTTTCATGTCTTGGAGATACTGGATTATACCACGAACTACTGGTGTGTCTTGGAAGTATTCGTGCATTCTGTAACAATCGAACTTCTCAATGTATTCAATGAAATCATGCATGGGATCCATGTTGCGACGATACCCATAGATGAATACATCTTCATCTTTGATGCCTTCTTTGTTGATGATATCAAGTTTATAAAATTTTTCACCATCTTCATTTACTTCTTCTTTTTCTTTATCAAACTTGAAGTGAAGACCATCATAATACTTGTTGTGTAACTCCTCGTCTGGTGCTACACGGACTCTCTCGTTCTCTGCCAGAATATATTCCATGCGTCCTTTCGCATCTTCGTTAGTCAAACGAAATACGATGTTGCCGACATAGTAATACACGGGACCACCATAGAGGTGAGAAGATTCTTTTCTCCTGAACGACAGATGAGTAATCTCAAATCCAGGATCTTCGTGTTCAGATTCAACGAGTCCTTGTGTCAACATAATCAATACCTCGGTGGAATTTCATCGTAATCTAGA